TAGTTGTATATGGACAATAAATGATTCCAGAGTCTCCATCATTGTTATTGCTACCTAAATATCCAACCATAATATAATGTTCGTTTACATCGGCATATAGATCACAATACAATGGATATATTCCAAGATGTCCTACTAGATAAGGATTGTTTTGATTGAACTGTGCTTGTGTATGGAACGCATTGATCTGTAAGAACGATACGGTAATAGGATCAGCCATAATAAAGATCGATCTATTTCTTTTTGTATCTCTTACAATTTGTTCAGCAGCAAGATAAATATTAGCAATCAAATCATTTGTTACATCCTGTAAAGAACCATTAATTATACCAGAAGATACTTGAAGATTAAGTGGAACACTAGTTGTTATTTCTGAAATGAATTTCATATAAGAAATTACTTCTTTGTCTATTTCCTGGCGTATTTCAGAGGCCATTGATTCAGCAGCAAGAGCAACACCTTGTTCTTTATAGATATGAAGAATGTCTTGAAGCTGTTCTCTGGAGAATCTAGATTTAATTTTTCTAGCTCCAGTAGTTGCATTGATAGTTCTAGTTTCAAAACCCAAGAATCTATCAGAAGTATTTGAATCTGTCAAGTAAGGAATACCAACAAAAGCTCCATTATCTCCATAAGGAGCACCAGTATATCCTCTAAAGATTTTATTGATAGCTGCTCGGTTCCAAGTACCATATGTTATAGTATAATTAGTACTGTTAGTAGTATCGTCAAAGACATCCCCTTTAGTAGGAACGTGTGCTCCAGTTTCCATAGACAAAAGAATCTTATAATAAGTTACTCCATTAGATGCTTTGAACTGTTCATAATATCTTACTGTATATGTTGCTCCGTATCCTGTCCATACATCATTAAGAGCAAATCCTCCAGTAGTTGTAGTAACCAAGAAAGAGTTGTACATATGAGTATTTTCTAGAGCAGAGTTATCATAACCAGTATAGAGACTATACAAAGCACCAACCTTTGCCATAGGAGCAGACAGTGGTTGTATATCTGCAATCTCTGCAACAAAAGAATCAGGATATATTTTCTTTATCAATGGAAGAATAAGTTGTGCAAATTCACCACCAACAGTTGAAGTATCATTTGCAGAATCATCTTCTAGCAAAAGGCATTGATCTTTAAATGCTCTGTTTAATCTAGTCTCGATGAGAGCCTGTTTTATTTTGTTCATATTATTAACTCCTAAAAGGTTTTCTTTTATTTATAAGTTTTTTAAAATAGACTTTCTATATTGAATATGATATTATAAAAAGTAAAAGGAAAATTTATGAAACTTATAGAATTACATTCTAAAAAATATCCTGGTTATAAAGCTATTGTAGATGATGAAGATTATGAAGAAATATCAAAATATACTTGTTGTTTAAAAATAGACCCTAAAAATAATATTCCATATGCTTTAATAATTTTCGGTAAAAGACCTACCAGAAAACATATTAGAATGCATAGATTTATTATGAAATTACATGAGTATAATATTGAAAAGAAGCTTATAGATCATGAAGATCATAATGGACTAAACAACCAAAAATATAATCTAAGAATCTGCACATATATGGATAACAATGCAAATGCAAGGAAAACTAAAAACAATACTACATCACAATTTAAAGGAGTTTCCTGGCACAAACTTAATAACAAATGGATTGCTCATGTTCAATTTAATAGAAAATTAATTCATCTTGGATATTTTTTTGATGAAAAAGAAGCTGCTTTGGCATATAACAAAAAAGCAACCGAACTATTTGGTGAGTTTGCTTTTTTGAATATTATAATTTAAGCTATTTTACATCGGATTAAAGCATCTTCATCAAAACTATATATGGCTGCTAATCTGTGGTATCCATCTCCTATAATTACTTTTCCATTTACACTATCTTTTACCAATAGCAATGGAGCAAGAGATTTACCGTTTTTAATTTTCTTCTGGTCTTTCTTGACATGTGAATTACTAACTCCTAATAAAGATAATTCAGAAGCTCTAAATATATCTTTGGCTTTAAATTCAACTACTGGCAAATTTCGTAGATTCCAAACGATATCTTTTACTTTTGCAGCATCATAAATTAAAGAAAGATAAGATTCCGCAGCAGGGTAGTCATGCTCTTCCGGTTCATCTAACCATTTTATTTTCATATTAATCTCCTCTTATTATTTATAGCTTGACATTTTTTTATATATGTGGTATCTTTATTTATAAGAATGGGAAAGTTATTGACATTAACGCAACATAACGCTGACCTATCGGCAATTCGGGGAGAAAGGTAATAATATGTATAAAATTTTTATCATGGCAATAATGTTGATCGTAATTGCAACGGTAGCAATAGCATCTCCTGTGTCAGATAATGAGAAGGGCAAACAGGTTCTTATTTCTATAAACGGTATTCCTGAACCTATCTATTTTGACAACTATGCAGCATGTGAATCTGCATTGAAACAGATGGAACCTCCTTCTGATTGTGGAACATGTATTCCTGGTAATGGTAAAATATGTCCACTCACTTGTGTTAATCCTATCAATACTAATCGATTTTGTACACCAACATCAATCCCTGTTAAAGATATGTTGTTCATCGATTAATATTAATGCTTATACATATAAAAATCCCATTCAATGTTAAAGTTGAATGGGATTTTTTTATTTAACTTCAATTATCTTTGCAGAAGTTTCATTTATGAACTTGAGTAATTGATCGCCAGAACCTACAAAGATGTTGTTCTCGTTATGTTGAACAACCGGAACTCCACCTGTATTTACAGTAGGAGCAACCACTGCTTGCTTTCTAGACTTCTCGATGACAGCTATATCTTTATAACAATCCATAAGCAGTTTGATATTACTTCCCAATGCTGTTTGTAATTGAGCAAGTGCCATGATCTGTCCTGCTTTGATTTCATCGAATCCTATATTAGAAGCACTCTCCAAGATTCGTTGACCAGCAAGAACAACTTTAATGATATTGTTTCTCACCAAAGTAAAATCTTGTTTGAGCATAACTAAGTTCATGATAGATTCGTCACAAGTAGTTATCTCTCCGGTTGTAGTATCGACTATCTCAAGTTGATTTTCATCTATATCTTTAACCAAAGTTTCTAAATCGGTTACAAGACTAGTTGCCATATTAAACTGATCTTCTAATTTCTTTATTTTATTCGATTCCATGTTATCCTCTTAACTTATGATAGTTGATAGTCCGTTTAAAGTTTGTGTAGTAGGTTCAATATAACTTACTATAGTTTCTAATGGAGGATTGCAAGGACCAACCTCAAAAGTAGAACCAATTTCTGCTATTCCGATAGGCGCAAATTTATATTCAATACCATTGTTCTGAAGTACATTTAACAATACCCAATACTTTTTCCAGTCATCATCTATCCCAGGAGTAATTCCTGTTGTATTATTCAATATACAAACATATTTGTAATTGTCGTTGTACATCAAATCATATACATTATAAGTTTCAGTAAGAGAAAAGACTCCTCTATTATTCAATGTAAGATTGATAGTATCATTACCTGACAATGCAGGAGGATAAGGATTAGCTGCATTCGCTACATACTGTTGATACGCAGTATTTATTTCATTGGATTCTATGATGCTCATAATAGAATCGATATGAAGAATTCTTGAAGATGTTCTTTTGAAATTATAATAGTTTGCTCTAATGTTAAAGTAATATGATACAGTCCATAATCTTGTTTCATCTTCGGATACTTCAGCAGGGAAATCGAACGATACTGAAGAAAGAGAAATAGGAATAGATTCTGCATCATTCAAAATAGTAATATCTAATGACACAGAAGGAGTAAACATCGGAACAATCTGCTCCATCATTTGAAATGCTTCGTCCATAGTTTTTGAAATTGTACAGACTTCCATTTCAAGATTGTAAGGAACAGGACCATACAACGAATCCATTCCATGATTATAAGTTAATCTGTTCAGTTTGTTTCCATGACGTTCTGAATCATAAACAATTCCCTGGATGTTGAAAGAGATTCTAGGGAGCAACCATTGTATTTCTACAGGAGCTATATTTGCGTCAGGATTCATTTGTTTTCTAGCTGAAGAGCTTTGCATGATCTCAAGGAACTTTTCTCTTGAGGCGTATTGTAGAGGCACAGTAATAAACTTTCTAGATGTGAATGTCTGAGTGTTAACATCAAAGGAATATTTCTGTACAGTGATATCATCGAACAATGACATTATTCCTACAATCAATTTTTTTGTTATGTTGTAATTAAAGTACATTAATATTCCCTTACGTCATATAACCAAGTAGTAGTATAATATTTCTTGAAGAAATTAAATATATCATCATAATTTTCAAATTTATTTCCTTTAATAATTATAGGTAACGCATAATATTTTTGTAAAGGGTTAAACCATATATCTAAAGCACGTTTATCTATTTCAAGTTTGATTACACAATCATTAAATTTTTAATATTTACCATACATCTTTCTTCTTGTTCATCAACTATACTATCATGTCGATATCCTTCTTTTCCATATTTGGTTGATGGTTGAATTGACAAATCATTGAATGGTGTTAATTTATATCGATGTGAAAGTTTATCTCCGTCTATTACAAATCTACATTCAACTCCAGATATACCATGTCCATTTTTATGAAAGTGTTTATTTCTAGTAAACGAAATTCCTCTATCAGGATTAGCAAGTATTCTATTCTCCTCAGCTATATTAATAGCATTCTTAATTAAGGTATAATGATAAAGTATTCCAACTTGTTTTGCTTCTAAAAAGTATTGTTTGAATGATTTCATTTCGCCCACTCTGTAGGAAAGAATCTGTTGAAGTATTCTAGTAATTCAGCATAGCTATAAATTTCTTCTGGTCTTTCAATCTCATTATTATCAATATCGTCAAAGAAACAATCTGCATGATGTCTATCTATATAAACTTTGATCACATATCTAGAAAGATTTCTGATAGGAGACTTAACAAGTTCTTCTTGTTCGTCCATATAATCATGATGAGTATAAAATTTTGAACCTTGTTCTCTATTCCAAAAATAATTGAAAGGTTCTATTTTATAGTTTTCCGAAAGCTTATCTCCATCAATAACAAATTTTACACCTGTTTGTATCTCTTCTCTTTCAGTTGTATGGAAATCTTTATTCCTAGTAAAAGAAACTCCATCAAATTCTCCAGGCTTTAACATATCATCTGAACAAATGTTGATAGCATTTGCTATAGATGTATAGTGATAAAGAATTCCAACTTGTTTTGCTTCTAACAGTTTTAAGATATCATAGTATTTCATTGTGTAAGAGGATCAACCTCCTTAGTTGAAACAACTTTAGCAGCTTCTTTCTGAGCAGGAACATTGAAGTTATTCAATTCTTGTTCAGCGATATCGTAGGTAATCCCGTTGATAGTTTCAACACTATCGAGTGCTTGAATTTCTTTTGGGATAGAAGGATCATCAGCAACAGCAGCATGATCATAAGTATATAATTTTGTCTTGAGCACATATGAATTCTTATTCCCGAATACATACATTCCTGGCAGAGCTTCAGGTTCGATATGTATTATTTCAAATAGTTTTTTACCGTTGACATAATAAATCAAGTCACCTTGTTTAGGATATACCGGAGAGAAAGTTACTTCCCCATTGTAAGGATTAGTGGTAGCAATCATCTGATTGAACATAAGGGTAGGACAATACCAAGTTGCTTCATCTTGAATCTGCAAACCGAACTTGGCATACATATCTCCTGATCCACTCCATGCACCATTTCCAAGATCGTCACAGAACAAACGAACTGGATATCCTTTTGACAGATATGCTCCAAGAAATTCTCCGAACACATCTTCTGCGGTCATAACTTCTCTCTGGATATATACACAGTCATTCCCATAAAGGAAACAACATTCTGCCCAAATGTTATTATAAGTATTTGCTTCTCCAGCTTTAGTGATATCATAATTCTGATTATTTTTAAAAGGAGTTTTATTATGATAAGAATTAGTCATGTATTGTGGAATTTGAGGTAATACATCAATATGACTCATCCCTTTTATATGACGATGAGTTTCTTGAAATCCAACTCCACCTTCAATCCAACCTTCTCCTCTAATATGATGTTCAGTAACATTTTTAATATCACTTATACCATCTATGTGTTTATAATGATTTTCCATTTATTATCCAATCATCATATCTATTGGAAGTTCGTACATATCATGAAGCTGTTCTTCAAGTATTTGAATATTAGTATTTGCTTCCTGGAGAATATCATTAGCGTTTATGATAAGTCCATTAGGTAAAATACTTCCACCATATTTCATAAGATTATGACCCCATTGTTTTCTGCAATACTCTGTAGCAAGTCTTCTAATGATTAACTCATTATAGATATTGCTGATTTCATTTCCATGCTCATCTTCTACAGGAGCAACTTTTACATAACTTCTCAGCAACACAACTTGATTAACTGTCGGTGGTTGAAATAAATAAAGTTCTTTTGTAATTACATTATAATCATAAGTTATCTTTTGAGAGAATTCCAAATCCAGGGTTGCTAACATTTGATTGACAAGTTCATATGTAAGAAGATCGATCTTTCCTGATCCTCTATACAAGTCAGCAGCAACGAATTGATTTAGGGAGAATAAAGAACTAGGAGCATTGTTTGCTATTCCACCAAGCTCCATAGAATGAACTTCTACAACAGCAAATATATCATAAGGAAGAACATAAGTTTGTTCGTTGATCTTTACATCGAGAGGAAGATATCTCTCAGCTACACCAGCATAACATCTTTGTAAATACAATTCTAATGCATTATCTATTTGATCATCTAATTGATCTGGTGTAATTTCAATTTCTATTACAGGTGATCCTAAATTTCTTAAAACATATGCTCTTAAATCTGCTTTTGTTTTTATACGTGGACTATATGCCATAAGTATCTCCAAAGAGTTTCTTTTATTTATAAAAGATACTTAAGCATAAGTTTCAACAACTCCTAGATCAGAACTATGAAATGGTTTGAATATATATTTGCTCCCTGTTTTATAATCTGATATCCTCATGATAGAAATTATATTGATATCATTATGATCAAACACAAAAACATTTGGTCTATCATTAACAGGAGCAAATGTTATCTCTGTTAATGAAGCTATATTCATATTGTTAAAGGTCTTTGTTCCATAAGGAGTACCGAACCGATACCCTACTCCTTTACATAATCTTTCATATGCTCCATTGATATTTACTATCGGGCATCCTTTGAATAGGATTCCGCTGGAAGGTTTCGGCAAGACAGGACGATCAGGAACCTTTTCTTTACATTGCCAGCGCACCGTGTCTAGAACTTTAATCTTTTCTTCTCTTGTCTTGGCAACAGAAAGATACATCGAGAATGTTTCTATTTTAAATAATTCAGACAGACCACAATTTATTCTGTAATAATTAATCAGAGCATTAAATGCTGCTTCTCGTTCATCAGGCTCGGTTCTATCATGAATAATTAAATCAATCATCTTCTGACTTTTAGTTCGTTCATCCATATTAATTTTCTCCTTCCTTATTTATATCATTTTATTGTTGACATGTCAATCTAATTATGCTATAGTGTTTCTACAAGGAGATTCAAACATGGCAAAATGTAGATGCGGCAATCCAAATATGGGATTCAACTGTATGTGCGATTGGATGATTCAACATCCTGGTAAGATTGATTTCTCATGTGAATGGTGTGGACTATACACAGCAGCTAAACCACGTTGCAGTCATTGCGAGAGTGACTAATGCAACGTTTACAAATCAAGAAGATGCACAATCTCATTGGGATTTATTTCATCGTTAAGGAGAATCATGAGAGAATTTAATATATTATCAGGAAAAAGATATGTTGCAGCTTATATTTATTTCTTTCAAGTCTATCATCCTGAATGTGCTCCAGAAGGTTCAGTAGAATCCTGGGTAACTACACAGAAAACAATATGTACCAAATGTCATATAGCAATATACAAGGAGATTAAATGAACATCAAATCAATTCGTATCGAACTTCAACAGTTAGCTTTGGAACTGGAGAAAGAAGAACCAGCTACCATATATACAAAAGATAATGGCAAGTATCATGTTGCCGATCCTGTCATAAACAAACTTGAAAATTTAGTACGTGATCTTAAAATCGTAACAGGGAGAAAACCATGAGACAACTACGAGCAAGAGTTGAAAGTACTGCATCTAATGACGCAGCAGGAAAGAAAAGAATCGTCTACTGTAACTGTAATGATCCTGGTCAAGAAATGTGGCTTAAGCTAGAAGGTTTCAGAATAGACTATGATTATTTCACTGTCGGAAAGTATGATGGTGATTGTCCTGTATGTCGATCACCATACTGGTATAAAATATAAGGAGAAATGATATGTGCGAAACAGGTACAAAGATGGCAAGTGATTGTGATTGTTTTCCAAAAGAACCACCAACAGGAACAGCAGACGCTGTTTGTTTTGCTCCAGCTATCACATGTAACAAACCTTCTGGTATGCTAAATCATGAGACAGACTTCGATAGAGGATTCACAGCAGGATATGCACAGTGTTCTGCTCGATATCAAGATGCCGGATATGCATTGCCAGATACTCATAAGTTCAATAAGAAAGTTCTCCAGGAAACTATTGCTGAACTGAAAGAAGAGAACATTCAATTGAGATTGATCTTCGGTTCGATCATGAATGATATTCCCCTTCGAAGAGATTGGCTCGATCCTGATCTAGAGAAAGCAGCTAAAGATGTCTTGAGGTACAAATAATGGATAGCAACATCTATACATATGACAAAGATGGTAGAGACGGCAACCCTGCTGGTTTTTATCATTCTGGGATGTGTATATTCAACTTCATGTTTGATGATAAGTTTGATATTTGTCTATGCGAAATCTGTCCTCCTGATGTATTGTTTGTTGAAGAGTATTTCACGGAAGGTGACTTTGCTCCTCATACTCCTGACACAACTCACCATAAGTATTATCGTTTCGGTTATAAACAAACTGTAGATGAT